CTCTTTTCCGCATCTCTCCCCGGCAGATCGTTGGAGGTGTGAGGTGCCCGATGACGACTCCACGGCTGGCCTGGTCGCTGCGACGGAACGTGAGCTTGATCGGCTCGGAGCCCTTGGCACGATGCTGGGTGAGCAGGCTCTGATCATCGCGAAGGGCATGGCTCGGGGTGATGGCTCGGAGCTGGCCACGCTCTCGAAGGAGCACTCCCGCCTGATGGCGAACATCGCTGCGGGGAACAAGGTTGCGGACGATCCGCTGGCCGACGCTGACGACGCGGTTGCGAGGAAGCGTGAGCGTGCTCGCGCGGCGAAGGCTTGAGCCGACGTACCTCCATGTGCCGGTGTACGTGGAGACGTTCGGCCCGGAGGTCGCGGACATCTGCGCACGGGCGGGGTACGCGCCCGACCCGGAGCAGGAACTGATTCTGGATGCGACGTTCGCGATTCGCGCGGACGGGAAGCCCGCGGCGTTCGCGATCGACATCATCGGGCCGCGCCAGAACTTCAAGACCGGCGTGCTGAAGATGATCGAGCTGGGCTGGCTGTACGTGACCAAGCAGCGACTGATCATCCACTCGGCGCACGAGTTGTCGACGACGGAGGAGACCTTCCGCGAGACGGCGGAGCTGATCGAGTCGAACCCGTTCCTCTCGCGGCATCTGGTTCCGACCCGTGGCGAGCGCCAGGGGATCACGACGGGTAACGGTCGCTGGGCGATAGAGCTGACGGGGGATCGCCGGCTGAAGTACCGGGCGCGGATGCGTACCGGCGGTCGCGGCCTGGCGGGCTCGAAGGTGGTCCTGGACGAGTACTTCGCGGTGACGCCATCGATGATCGGGTCGCTGTACCCGGTGCTGACTGCTCAGCCCGAACCGCAGGTTGTCGCGGCGTCGTCGGCGGGCCTCCTGGAGTCGGACGCGTTGCGCGATTCGCGCGACCGGGGCCGCGCGAAGCTGACGGCGAACCAGTTCTACATCGAGTACAGCGACGAGCTCGGCCCGACGCCGAAGAATCCGGACGCCGGGTGCGCGTCGAAGGACTGCGACCACGCGAAGACGGCGGTCGGGTGCGCGCTGGACGACGAGGATCGTTGGAAGCGCATCATGACGGCGCTCGACACTCGGGTGCAGCGCGAGACGATCCGGTCCCTGCGTCAGTCGATGCCGCCGGCGGAGTTCGCCCGGGAGTTCCTGGTGTGGTGGGAGGACCCGCCGCTGGAGGAGTCGGCGCGGGTGTTCGGCCCACACTGGGCGCGTCAGGGGATTCCGGACGCGAAGATGCCGACGCCGCGGTGCCTGGGTATCGCGGTCGAGCCGGAGCGGTCGCACTCGTCTATCGCAGCGGTGGGCGACTACGGCGACGACGCGGTACGGGTGATGTTCCCGGCGACGTCGGACCCAAACAAGAGCGCTCGCCGTCCGGGCGCATCGTGGACGGTCGACGAGGCGTGCGCCATGGCAGACCGCCACGGGATCCGGGTTGCGATCGCGGGCCATGGCCCGGGTGCCGATCTGGTCGAGCCGTTGCGTGAGCGTCTCGGTGACCGGCTGCTCGTCGCGGGCATGTCCGATCTCAAGGATTCGTGCGCCGCGGTGTACGACGGCATCACGGAGAACCACAGCCTGTTCCACAACGACTCCCCGGAGCTGAACGATGCGGCCCGCTCCGTGATCAAGCGGATGTCCGGTGGCCGGTTCCTGTGGGGTGGCGACGGCGCGGACATGGTTGAGGCTGCCTCGCTCGCCGAGTGGGGCGCCGGCCAGATCATCGAATACGACGTGCTCGACTCGATCGGATGAGGAGGAACCTGATGTCCAAGACTGACGTGCTCGACCTCCTCGGCGTGACCCTCCTGGCCGGGTTCGCCTTCGTGTGCTGGCCGCCGCTGCCGCTCCTGGTGGTAGGCGTGGCCGCACTGGTCGCCTCGTGGAAGGCGTCTCGCTCGTGAGCCTCTTCTTCGGGAAGACGGAGCAGCGGCTGATGGAGTCGTGGGTTCCTGTCGATCCGGCGAGCCGCCAGGTAACTCCTGAGGGCGCGACGCACCTGGTGCCGGTTTTCTCGGCCATCCGACACATCGTCAACTTCTCCTCGACTCTCCCGGTGGACTCCTACCGCAAGGTGGGTTCTGACCGGATCGAGATGAGGCCGCCCGCGCTGATCTCTGGGCTGGACGCTCCTGGCCGGCCAGGTCTGGTGAACTGGCTCGGGCAGGCGTTCTACGGTGTCGTCACCCGCGGCAATGCGGTCGGGTGGATCACGGAGACCGACGGGTTCGGATTCCCGACGGCGGTGTCGTGGCTGGCTCCGGGTGACTGGAGCTTCAACGAGACCTCGCGCAAGTGGTACGTGTTCGGCCATGAGGTGGGGTCGTCCAACATCCTGCACATCCCGTGGATCGTTCCTCCGGGCAAGGTGCTGGGATTGTCGCCGCTGGAGCACTTCGCCGAGATGATCGGCGCTGGACTGTCCGCGCAGGAGTACGCCGACATCAAGCGCGGCGGCGGCAACCCTCCGAGCATCCTGAAGAACACGGAGAAGACCCTGCAGCCGGGCGCGGCGGACGTGATCAAGGAACGGCTGATGGCCTCCTTGCGCAGGGGTGAGCCGCTCGTCACCGGGTCTGACTGGGATTGGTCGTCGGTGTCGATCCCGCCTAACCACGCGGAGTTCATCAAGATTCTCGAGCTGTCGGCCGTCCAGACTGCCGCGATCTACGGCATCGACTCGACCGAGGTCGGCGGACCGCCGCCTGGTGGGTCGCTGACGTACAGCACCGAGGAGTCCCGGCAGATCCGACGCGCGGCGGACATGCGGCCGTACATCGAGCGATTCGAGCGGGCGATCAACCGTGTCCTGCCGAGCAGGCAGTACATCAAGCTCAACACCGACGCCACGATCCGCACCGACATCAAGACGCGAACCGAGGTCGTCGGCGCGAAGCTCAAGGACGGCCGCATGTCGGTCAACGAGGCGCGGGCCCTGGATGACGACCCGCCCGTGCCTGGCGGAGATTTCTACAACGTGCCCGCCCCGACGGCGGCACCGGTCAACCGAGAAGGGGATCCATCATGAGCGACGCAGAGCGGCGCTTTACGTCGGTTCGGGTGGAAGTCCGCGCCGGCACCGACAAGCGCACCATCGGCGGTTACGCCGCGAAGTTCGACCGAGCCAGCCAGAACCTTGGCGGGTTCCGTGAGCAGATCGCCCCGGGTGCGTTCAACCGCTCCCGGTCGCTGAACTGGCCGGACGTCGTGGCCCGCTACAACCACGACAACAACCTGCTGCTCGGTACGACGGGGGCCGGGACCCTGCGTCTCGGCATCGATGAGATCGGCCTGACGTACGAGGCCGATCTCCCGTCTGCCCGTGCGGACGTGCACGAGCTGGTGCAGCGCGGCGACGTGCGCCAGTCCTCGTTCGCGTTCATCGCCGATGACGAGGACTGGGCCACCGACGACTCGGGCTTCCCGCTGCGCACGCTCAAGCAGGTGCGCCTGCTCGACGTCGCCCCGGTGAACGCCCCGGCCTACCAGGACACGTCGGTGGGTCTGCGGTCGCTGGCCGCCAAGTTCGATGCCGACCTCGAAGAGGTCCGGCAGATGGCGGCCGAGAACGAGCTGACGCGGTTCTTCAAGCGCACCGACGCCGCCGCACCGACGGCTCGGCGGTCGGCCCAGATGGCACTGACCCGGGCCATGAAGCTTTCCTGACGCAACACCCCGCAAGCAACCCGCCGCGCCACCGGACAACCGCTGGCACCGCACGGGGATCACCACAACTGAATACCGACCCACCGGACCCCCGCTGGGACTGAACCGCACGAATCCATATCTCAGTTCCCGGAAGGGGAATGCCATGACCAGCATTGCCGATCAGCTGATGGAGCGCCGTGCCGCGCTCATCAGCAAGGCCACCGACGTGGCCCAGAAGGGCGTCACGGAGGACCGTGACCTGTCCGTCGAGGAGCAGACCTCCTTCGACCAGATGATCGCCGAGGCCGAGAAGCTCGGTGAGCGTGCGCAGGCCATCGCCGACGGCGAGGGCCGCGCGAACGACCTCGAGGCGTCGTTCCGGTCCGTCACGGGCCGCGAGCCGAACAAGCGCAACCAGCACGAGGCTGGTTCGGGCCTGGGGAAGTGGGCACGTGAGGCCCGGATCGGGGACACGTTCAACGTGACCCAGCCGGACGCCTCGGAGATGCGCGGCATCCTTCGCGGTGAGCACCGCGACATGTCGGCTTCCGGTGGCGTCGGCGTCAACGCGGTCTCCGCGCAGCTGTGGGAGTACGCGGTGCACGTCGGCCAGATCCTGCAGTCCGGCGTCGACATCATCAACACCGCGGACGGGAACGCCCTGCCGTTCCCGCGCGCGACCGTGCACGCCGCGACGGACGACACGGCCCTGGCCGCGCACGACCCGTTCGTGACGTCCGAGTCGACGATCAACACCGTCTCCTCGACGGTGGAGAAGTTCGGGTTCATCAGCTACGTCCCGACGGAGCTGGTGGCGGACGCGACGTTCGACCTCGAGGGGTACATCGCCCGGAACGCTGGCCGTCAGCTCGGTCGTCGGGTGTCCTCGGTGGCCGCTGCCGGTGCGATCGCCGGGTTCACCACGGCCGGTGTCACCGCACCTGCGGGCGTGCTCACCAACTTCGGTGACCAGACCGCCGTCGGCGAGGGTACCGACCTGATCTACCAGCTGTTCCACTCGGTCCTTCCGGAGTACCGCACGGACGCCTCATGGCTGATGGCGGACCCGACGGCGGCTCTGGTGCGGGTCCTCAAGGGATCGGACGGCCAGTCGGTGTGGCAGCCCGCACTGACCGCCGGCGACCCCGACCTCCTGGTCGGCAAGCCGGTGTACATCGCCCCGCAGATCGACACCCCCGCGATCGACGCGAAGTCGATCTTCTTCGGTGACATGTCGGCGCTGAAGGTGCGCATCGCTGGCGGTCTGCGGTTCGAGCGGTCGGACGAGTACAAGTTCGGCAACGACCAGATCTCGTTCCGCGCCGCCGTGCGCACCGGCGCTGTGGTCGTCGACCCGAACGCCGTCAAGCACCTCCTGCACCCGGGAGCCTGATCCATCTGATGCGGCCTCACCAACCTGGTGGGGTCGCATCAGGTCGTACCCGAAAGGAAATGAGCATGAAGGTACGTATGGTGCACCAGCCGACCGGGTACATCAGCCTCGGCGGTGGCCCGCTTCGGGAGTGGCCGAGGGCCGGCGAGACGATGGACCTGCCCGACGGGATGGCGCAGACGATGATCGGCGCCGGGAACGTGGCCGCCGTCGAGGACGAGGTTGAGACTCGACCGGCCCCGACCGCCGGAGTGGAGACGCGCCAGGCCGAGCCGACTACGGACTCTGCCCCCGACGCCAAGGCTGTCCGTGCGTGGGCTGCCGAGAACGGGATCGACGTGCCCAAGCGCGGCAAGGTCTCGGATGACGTCATCGAGCAGTACACCAAGGCTCACGAGGGGGACTGACCCTCCATGCTGGGTGACCCGTACGCGACGCTCGCGGAGTTGAAGGCGTACGCGAGCGTCCAGAAGAACACGCACGACGACCTTCTGGGTGACGCGCTCTCGGCGGCGTCTCGCGGTATCGAGCTGGTGTGTCATCGCCAGTTCAACACCGACGCGGCAGCCACGGCGCGCGTGTACCGGCCGCTGCATGGCCGGATCGTGGAGGTTGACGACTTCCACACGACGACGGGTCTCGTGGTGGCTACCGACGGCGCCGGCGATGGCACGTACGACACCGCGTGGACCTCCGCTGACTTCCAGTTGGAGCCGCTGAACGGCGTCGTCGGGGGGCAGCCCGGGTGGCCGTTCTCGATGGTCCGTGCGGTCAACTCGCTGCTGTTCCCGACGGCGGGCCGTGCCTCGGTCCAGGTGACCGCAGCGTGGGGCTGGCCTGCCGTGCCGACCCCCGTCAAGCAGGCGTGCCTGATCGTGGCCGAGGAGTTGTTCAAGCTCAAGGACGCGCCGTTCGGCGTCGCGGGCATGGACACCTACGGCACAGTCCGCGTCCGGGAGAACCCCATGGTCATGCGCAAGCTCGCGCCGTACGTCCTCGACCCGGTGCTGGCCTGATGGGCAAGATCGCGGACGTCCGCGCCGGGCTCGCGACGGCCATGGGCTCGATCACCGGTCTCAGCACCGAGGCGTACGTGCGGGACATCGCGGATGTGCCGGTCGCGATGGTCGGCGGCCCGGACCCGCTCGAGTACGACAAGACGTTCGGGCGCGGGCATGACGACTACACGTTCCCGGTCATGGTGTTCGCCGCACGCGTGTCCGACGAGGACTCGCAGACGCAGCTCGACGCCTACCTGGACCCGTTCGGCGCGTCGTCCATCAAGGCCGCGATCGAGGCTGACTCGACCCTCGGCGGTGTCGTGGACGACCTGCGTGTCACCGGGGCCCGCGAGTACGGGCCGCAGGACATCAACGGCGTCATGTACCTCGGGGCCGTGCTGCTGGTCGAGGTCATGGCGTCCGGCAAGGCATGAGCAAGGGAGCGCGCGTGATGAAGAAGTACACCGTCGTCGGACCTCACCGGGTCCGCGAGATCTCTCCTGGCGAGGTCGTCGACCTCGACCCGGAGAACCCGGGGACCAAGCGTCTCCTGCAGCGCGGACAGATCCGTCCGGCCGCCAAGAAGCCGGTTTCGCAGCCGGACAACACAGCGGCCACCTCGGCCGACACAGAAGAGGAGTGAGTGAGCCATGGCGAAGTTGGTGCTACGCGACTGTTTCATCTCCGTCGACGCGGTGGATCTTTCTGACCACTGCTCGTCGGTGACCATCGAGGGTGCGTTCGACGAGGTCGACGTGACCGGGTTCGGCGCCGCGTTCAAGGAGATCCTTCTGGGTCTCGGCGACGGCACGATCACCTTGGCCGTGTTCCAGGACTTCGACGTGGCCAGCGTGGACGACACGCTGTGGCCGCTGCTGGGGTCGAACGATGGGTTCGAAGTGATCGTGCGCCCCACGTCGGCCGCCGTGTCCACGACGAACCCGCAGTTCACGATGACCGGTGTGCTGCCGTCGTACAACCCGCTGGCGGGTTCCATCGGTGAGGCGTCAACGACAGAGGTCGCGATCCGGAACAGCTCACCCACGGGCATCGTCCGTACGACTGCCTGATCGGGGGCTGACTCATGGCACGTGTCTCAGTGGCTACTCAGGCAGTCCCCCCGGCTGGTGTCGCGGCGACGTTCCAGGCGGCGACGACCGACGGGGAGATTGCCGACGTCGGTGACAACCTGACCCTCGTCGTCCGCAACGGGGACGCGTCTGCGAAGACGGTCACCGTGCAGACGCCGCTGCAGATCAATGGTCTGGACGTGGATGAGGTGTCTCTCGTGATCGCTGCGGGTGGTACCGGTTTCATCGCTCTGGAACCGCGTCTGTTTCGGCGCCCATCCGCACCTGATGCGGGCCGGGCGTACGTCAACTACAGCGCGACCACGTCCGTCACCGTGGCAGTCATCCAGCGCTGATGGCGAGCGCTCCGAACGCTTCTCGGGTCGAGGGTGTGAAGGAACTCGTACGCGCCATCGGGAAGATCGACCCGAAACTCCGCAAGGAACTCGGGCAGCGGAACAAGGCGATCGGTCAGCGCATCATCGACAAGGCCTTCCCGAAGCCTGAGGGAGTGGGTGCGGGCGCGGGTGCTAAGCCGCGCGCGTCCGCCACCACGACCGTCCTGCGCATCATGGCCGGCGGTAAGCACCGCACGCAGGCCGTACAGCAATGGGGGAAGAAGTACGCGCCACGTGACGGTGTGAAGCGCCCCTACATCCGCCGATCTGCGGAAGAGGACATGCCGCAGATCGAGGACGACTACATGGATGCCCTGCTGGATATCGCACGCAAGGCCGGATTCGGAACGAAGAAGGGTTGACCCGTGAAGAGACGCGATCTGCTCGACGCATCCAAGCTGCTGCGTCGGCACAAGATGGACCCGTCCGACATGGCGGCCCTGGGGCTGGCCACCGAGTACCTCTCGGAGAAGAAGGACGAGAAGACCACGCTCGGGTTTCAGGCGTGGCTGGACGAGGACGTCGAGGATGACGACGACCTCGATGAGGACGCCGAGTCTGCTGACCCGGACGACGAGGCGGGGCCTACGAAGAAGTAGACCTCGACGAGGCCTACTACGACGAGATGGCGTACTACTCCCATTTCTGGCGCATCACCCCCGAGCAGTTCGACAACCTCGAGATCGAGGCGTACCACGCGTACGGCCGGTACATGAAGCGGTGGAACGAACAACAGGACAGGGGGTGACCTGATGGCCAGCAGAGCCGGTCAGCTCGTCGTCAGGTTCGTCGGCGACACGGGTCCCCTCGCGAAGTCGGGCGGCAAGGTCGGCAAGATCCTCGGCAAGGTGGGGAAGGTCGCCGCCATCGGCACGGCTGCGATCGCGGCCGGGGCGATCGTCGCGGGCAAGGCGCTGTTCGATGCGGGCGAGACGGCGGGGACGTCGAACGCCCGCATCGAACAGATCTTCAAGTCGATGGACCTGTTCGGCAAGGGCGCGTCGAAGACGGCGGGCCGGGTGTCGAAGCTGTCCGACACGATGGCCAGACAGACGGGCATCGATCAGAACATGATCAAGGGTGGCGCGGCCATCCTGGGCACGTTCTCGAACATCGCGGACAGTGCGGACAAGGTAGGCGGCACGTTCGACAAGACCCTTGGTCTCGCGACTGACCTGTCGGCGGCGGGGTTCGGTTCGGTCGAGTCCGCGTCCACCATGCTCGGCAAGGCGCTCCAGGACCCGACCAAGGGTCTGACGGCGCTGTCCCGGGTGGGTGTCTCCTTCACCGAGAAGGAGAAGGAGAAGATCAAGGCCATGCAGGAGGCCGGCGACGTTGCCGGTGCCCAGGGCATGATCCTGAAGGCTGTGCAGTCCCAGGTCGGCGGCGTCGCGAAGGCGACCGCGAACGCGTCGGACCAGATCAAGGTCTCCTGGTCGCAGGTGATCGAGAAGGTTGCGCTAAAGCTCGTCCCCGTGTTCAAGCTGCTGACCGATTTCGTGCTGAACAAGGTGATCCCGGTCTTCGAGCGGCGGGTTGTTCCTGCGCTCACACGCCTTGGGGACTGGATCACGTCGGTCGGGGTGCCGGCGTTGATGCGGCTCAAGGACGGGTTCGTCAAGCATGTCCTGCCGGTGCTGAAAGCGCTGGGCGGGTTCATCGTGGGCACCGTCGTTCCGGGCCTGGTGAACCTGGTCAAGTGGATGGCGAAGAACCGGGAGACGCTCACAGCGGTCGCTATCGGCCTGGGTGCGGCGCTGCTCGCGTGGAAGACGTACGTCTTCTTCACGGTCACCGTCCCCGCGATCATCAAGGCCATCACGCTCGCCCAGAAGGGCCTCAACACGGCGATGAAGGCGAACGTGATCGGCATCGTGATCACGGCCATCGTCGCCCTGGTCGCCGGCCTCGTGTGGTTCTTCACGAAGACCAAGGTCGGAAAGAAGGCCTGGAAGAGCTTCACCGAGTTCCTGGTCGTGGCGTGGGATGCCGTGAAGTCGGGGCTGTCCGCTGCGTGGAAGTGGATTCAGGAGAAGGTGTTCCGGCCGATCGGCAAGGGCATCAAGCTCGTCGGTCTGGGCTTCAAGCTGTACGGCCGGGCGATCCGTATCGCGTTCAACGCCGTGCGGGACAGTCTCGGTGCCGCGTGGAAGTGGATCCAGGACAAGGTGTTCACCCCGGTCAAGCGGGGCGTGCAGCTCGTCGGTCTCGGGTTCAAGCTCTACGGGCGTGTCATCCGTGCCGCGTGGTCCCGTGTCGGTGACGGGCTGCGGGCGGTGTGGGGCTGGATCAAGAAGCACGTGTTCTCCCCGGTGGTCGACTTCATCACGAAGCGGATCCCGGACGGGTTCAAGAACGGCGTCGACAAGGTCAGGAAGTTCTGGGACGGCCTCAAGTCGGTGGCGAAGGTCCCCGTGAAGTTCCTCGTGAACACGGTGTGGAACAACGGCCTGCGCAAGATGCTGAACGCGATCCCGGGCGTGAACATCGACCCGATCAAGCTGGGGTTCGCGAAGGGTGGCGCGATCCGTGGTGCGGGCACGGGCACGTCGGACAGCATCACGGCGCTCCTGTCCAAGGGTGAGCACGTGTGGACCGCGAAGGAGGTCCAGGCTGCTGGTGGGCAGGGCGCGATGTACGCGATGCGCAAGGCGGTGCTGAACGGGAACCTGAACGGTGACCCGAAGTTCGCGAACGGTGGCGCGCTGGACGCCGCGGCGATCGGCCGCGCGCAGAAGTTCGCGGCCTCGCAGGCGGGCAAGCCGTACGGGTGGGGCAGCGTCGGCCCGTCGGCGTACGACTGCTCCGGTTTCATGTCGGCGATCACGAACGTCCTGGAGGATAAGTACCCGCACTCGCGGCGGGGCAGCACTGCGAACTTCCCGTGGTCCGGTTTCAAGCAGGGCCCGGGGCAGTTCACGATCTCGTCCACCCCGAATTTCGGGCTGTCTGGCATCGGGCACATGGCGGGCACGCTCGCGGGCACGAACGTCGAGTCTCGTGGCGGCCGGGGCGTGCTGGTGGGTCCGGGTGCGATGGGGGCACTCTCGGGCGGGTTCTCCCAGATGGCGCACCTCGGCGCCGGTGGCAAGACGGCGATGAACCAGGGCGGATGGTTCTCCACGATCGCGGATGTCTTGGACACGCTCCGCAAGCTGCCGGGGCAGGTCACCGAGATGATGGCTCAGGGCGGGTGGATGACCTCGTTCCTGAAGAAGATGTCCGCCGGCCTGTGGTCGAACATCGCGGGGTTCATCAACAAGAAGGTTCCGGGTAGCCCGATCCCTGCCACGTTCGACAACGGCGGGACTCTCGGCACGGGCCTGAACCTGGTGAACAACGCGACGGGGGCACCGGAGCGTCTGGTGCGCGCGGACCGCGCACGCCGGGAGGAGCCCGTGCAGCGCATCACGCTGGACGGGGAGCTCGGGGACGCCATCGTGAAGATCATCCGCCGCAAGGTGAAGTCCGGCGGCGGTTCGGTTCAGCTCGTCCTAGGTCGGGGGTGATGACGTGGCGACGCCGATTTTCACGATCACTACGCAGCTCCTGATCGACGATGTGTGGACGGATATCTCGACGGACGTGCGCCAGGCCGACGGTGTCCAGATCACCCGGGGCCGCAGCGACGAGGCATCGACGACTGACCCGTCGTCGTGCACCCTGTCGCTGAACAACCGTGACGGGAAGTACAGCCCGCGGAACCCGATGTCGCCGTACTACGGGAAGATCGGACGCAACACGCAGATCCGTGTCCGCGCGGACGGGGTCGACCGGTTCTACGGCGAGGTCTCCGTGTGGCCGCAGCGGTGGGACAAGTCGGGGTCCGACGTGTGGGTGCCGCTCCAGGCGTACGGGATCACCCGTCGTCACGGCCAGGGCGCCGCGCCGCTGCGGTCCGTGATGTACCGGGGCGTGACGGCGCTGGACTCCGTGGTGGCGTACTGGCCGTGCGAGGACGGCGAGGACTCGACCGAGTTCGCTTCGGCGCTTCCGGACCACCCGCCGATGTACCCGCGAGGCACGGTGGAGATGGCCTCGTTCGAGGGGTTCAAGGCGTCCGAGCCTCTGCCGAAAGCGTCGGGTGTGCGGTGGATCGGCGCCGTCCCCACGTACACGGTGACGGGGCAGACACAGGTCAACTTCCTGATGGTCGTGCCCGACTTCGGGACGACGGTCTCGGAGACGCTGTGCCGCATCCGCACGACGGGCACGGCGCCACGGTGGGACCTCGATGTGACGCCCGCCGGCTCCCTGGTGCTGCGCGCGTACGACGTCGAGAACGTGCTGCTGTTCTCCTCGGGTACGACGTTCGATGTCAACGGCCGGATGCTGCGTGTGACGGTCGAGCTGGACCAGGACGGCGCGAACGTCGACTGGTCGATCGGCACGCTCGAGGTCGGTCAACTGTTCGGCACGTCGGGTGGCGGCACGCTCGCGTCGCGGACGGTCGGACGTGTGACCCGTGTCGGCATGAACGTCGCGGGTGCGCAACTGTCGGAGACGGTGCTCGGGCACATCGCGGTGAAGAACGTGCTCGGCCCGGCGAACTCCATTGCCGGCCTGCAACTGCGGGCATACGACGGCGAGTGGGCGGCGTTTCGGCTCCAGCGGCTGTGCGGCGAAGAGGGGGTCACGCTCACGATTGGTGCCGCTGAGGGCATTCACGAGACGGTCGACATGGGGCCGCAGTTGCCGGGCACGCTGCTCGAACTGCTGGCGGAGGCCGCCGCGGCGGACATGGGGATCCTGTTCGAGTCGCGCGACGAGCTCGGGCTGTACTACCGCACGCGCGCTTCCCTGTACGCGCAGGATGCTGCCCTGACGCTCGACTACACGACGGGCGCGGTCTTCGGCATCGAGCCCACGGAGGACGACGACGGGACCCGCAACGACATCACCGTGACGCGGGTGAACGGGTCCTCTGCCCGGGCCCAGCTTGACACCGGGCCGCTCTCCGTGAACCCGCCGCCGGATGGTGTGGGCCGGTACGACGACGGTGTCACGATCTCGATCAAGCGTGACGAGGAACTGCCGGACCAGGCGTCGTGGCGGCTGCACGTGGGCACGGTGGACGAGGCGCGTTACCCGGTCCTGGGTGTGAACCTCGCGAACGGTGCGTTCACGTCGGATGCGCTGTTGACGGCGGATGCGATCGGCTTGGACGTCGGTGACCGGATCGTGGTGACGAACGCGCCGTTGGAGACGACGTCGCCCGACGACATCCAGCAGTTGGTGCAGGGGTTCACCGAGTCGCTCGGCCAGTACGAGTGGCTGATCGACATGAACTGCACTCCCGCGTCGCCGTGGTCCGTCGCGGTGTGGGACGACGCCACCGGCCCGGGTGAGGCCCGGTACTCGTCGGACGGGACAACGACGACCGAGGCGCTCGATACCACCGAGGTCGACATCGACGTCTCCACGCCGACGGGGCCGGTGTGGTCCGACGTTGACGCCCCGTTCGATATCGCGATCGGCGGCGAGCGGATGACGGTGTCGGCGGTGACGGGCACCGGCGCCGCGCAGGTCTTCACCGTGACGCGGTCGGTGAACGGTGTCGTCAAGGCACATGCCACCGGCGCCGAGGTCGCGCTCTTCAAGCCAGCGATATACGCGCTTTGACCCAAGGAGGAAGCCATGCCTAGTGCTGGAGAAGTAATCGTCGCGTCGGATGTCGCGGTGCAGGCGTGCCGGGTCACCCGTGCGGGCACACAGTCGATCCCCGACAACACGGTCACGACCGTCGCGTTCGACGAGGAGCGGTTCGATAACGACGGCATGCACGACACCGTCACGAACAACAGCCGCATCACGATCAACACGGCCGGGTTCTACATCGTCGGGTTCCACGGGGCACTGCTCTCCGGCAACGACTACAACCGCGCGTTCGCGCTCCTGCGGATCAACGGGACCACGGAGATCGTCCGCGGCCCGTCGGTCAACGCGACGACGACCCAGCAGCCGCACATCGCGTGCAACACGGTCTACCAGTTCGCTGCCGGTGACTACGTCGAGGTGCAGGTGTTCCAGGACAACGGTGCGGTGGGCCTAGGTGGATCAGCCCGCACCCTCGACGCAACCGACGAGCGCTCACCTGAGTTCTACGCCGCGCGGATCGGGAGCTGACCATGCCTGACGTCCCCCTGCCCGCCTGACCCCCACCGCGCGAGAGGGGGCCACGTGGACCCGACGCTCCTCGGCACCGGCGGCATAGCGATCTTCGCGGCCGCCATCATCGGGTACCTGCTCCGGCAGAACTACGCCGACCGCCGCCAGTACCAGCAGCACATCGACGAGGTGGAGAAGCGCACCGCAGCGGCGATCGCATCCGCCAAGGCCGCGAACGACGTCGAGATCGCCCGGCTGAACGCCAAGGTCGACTCGCTCAGCACGCTCTACGAGGGCGAGCGGCATGCGCGATGGGCAGCCGAGGACAAGGCGGCCGAGTACAAGCGGCTGTACGAGCACGGCGCCCCCCAAGGAGGCATGACGTGACCGAAGTAGAACGGGCCGAGCAGGTCTCCCGCGAGCCGCGCCGTCGGTTCAAGCAGAACATCGCCCTGGTCGCGGCGGTCCTGGCTGGCCTGGGGCTGTTCCTCGTGCTGTGGCACGAGACGCAGACGCGCGCCGAGACCGCCGAGACGTCGGCCGTGTCCCTGGCTGAGCAGGTGCAGGAGCGGTGCGAGTCCGAGGGCTCGTTCCTCGTCGGGGACCGAGACCTGTGCAAGCGGGCTGACGCCGTCGTCCAGGGCATCCCCGTCGCCGGACCTGCCGGGCCCGGAGGTCCGCCAGGCCCCCAGGGCGAGCGCGGGTTCACGGGCGCGCAGGGTGTCCAGGGACGCACCGGGCCAGGCCCGACGGCAGCCCAGATCGCCGCAGCCGTGGACGACTGGTGCGGTGCGGGAATGTGCCGAGGCGAGTCCGGTGATCGAGGGCATCCTGGCGCCGACTCAACCGTCGCCGGTCCCCAGGGGTCGCAGGGCGCGCAGGGCGAGCCCGGCCAGGACTCGACCGTTCCCGGACCGGCCGGACCCGCCGGCCCCGCTGGCGCCGACTCCACCGTCCCCGGACCGCAGGGCATCCGCGGCACCCAGGGCACCGCCAAGCCCGGCTCGTACACATGCCCCGACGGCGAGTACATGACCGGCTTCGCGATCGACGTCGAGGGCGGCGTGAAGCTCGCCTGCCAGGACCCCATCCCGCCCATCATCGAGACCCCGTAGGAGCGACATGGCCAGATTTCCCGGCGCCATCTGGAAGCCGATCACGGCGGACAAGGACCGGCAGCGGCTCACCATCTACAACCGGATGAACCTGCACGTGGCCGTGTCCGAGGCGGCCTCGCTGCACGGGTACTTCAACCAGCGCGGCATCCCCGACAGCCACTTCTACGTGCGCCGGGACGGCACCGTCGAGCAGTACGTCGACACGTCCATGCGCGCTTACGCCGACCTAGAGGGCAACGACGCGACGATCAGCGTCGAGACCCAGGGCATGGGCCCCGGCGGCTGGGATGCGGCACAGCGCGAGTCCCTGGCCCGCCTGTACGCCTGGGCGGTCAAGACGCACGGCGTCGCCCGGAAGGTCGCGACCAGCTCGAAGACGGACGCGACCTCGCGCGGGCTGTCGTGGCACCGGCTCGGCTGCGACGGGAACTTCCCCTCGCTCCCGTCCCTCCTCGCCGGCCGAGCCCAGCGCGGCGGCGGCATGCACTACTCGAAGTCGCTCGGCAAGGTCTGCCCTGGCGACGACCGCATCAAGCAGATCCCCAGCATTTTCGCGCGAGCCGAGGACATCCTCGACGGCACACCCACCAAGCAGGAGGACGACGTGACCCTCACCCAGACCGAGCGCACCCAGCTCGCCGCCATCCACTCGGCCATCGAGTCGAAGGTCGGCGACATCGGCACCGAGGACGGCCTGACGTGGCGCACCGCGTTCGAGCGCATGCTCCTCATCGACCGCCGGACCGAGGCGCGCATCGTCGCGCTGACGGCCGCCGTCCAGTCCCTGGCGACATCGGCGGGCGGTGACGCGAAGGCGATCACGGCCGCCGTGACCAAGAGCGTCGACACGGCGCTGGCCGACCTCGAGATCACCCTCAAGACGGGAGCCTGACCCATGTCCCACCTCGAGCCCACGCCCGAGCCCGTCGCCATCGTCTCGTCCCAGTCCGCGTTCCCCGGCCGCGCGACCTGGCGCACCGTCGTGCAGAACGTCATCTCCGTGATCCTGACGCTCGGCGTCGTGCTGCCCCTCGTGGTGGCCATCGCCGGGGAGGAGCTGGCTGACGTCCTGCCCGCCGACTGGCTGCTCTGGGCCGCTGGTGCCGCTGCCACGGTGGCCGCCATCGCCGCCGCCCTGACCCGCATCATGGCGATCCCCGCCGTCGACGCCGCGCTGCGCCAGTTCGGGCTGTCCAGCACACCGAAGGGCTGAGCCATGACCAACGCACTGTTCCCCGCGGCCAAGGAGGGCTTCCTCGTCGGCGCGATCGACTGGGACACGGCCGTGTTCAAGGTCGCGCTGGTCCGCGCCTACACCTACGACGCGACGGACGTCACGGTCGCGGATGTCACCGCGGGCGGCGGCGTGCTCGCTGCGACGTCGGGCGCGCTGGCGTCCAAGACGTTCACGGGCGGCGTCGTGGATGCCGCGGACGTGACGTTCACGGCCGTCACGGCGAACGCTGCGGCGCACGGGCTGCTCCTGTTCCAGGCGTCGGCCGTGGCCGGTGGTGCTGACGTGGCCGCGGCCTCGCAGCGTGTGGTGGCGTGGCTCGACACGGGCACCCTCCTGCCGGTCGCGCCCAACGGCGGCGACGTGACGGTAGCGTGGGACTCGGGCGCCAACCGCATCTTCGCGCTGTAGGCCGCCGTGGCCGAGCACACCGTATTCGGTGCGAGCGCACCACCATGGGGGGAGCCGACAGCGAACGACAACGGTGACCCCATCGTCACCGGCACCGGGTTCTACTCCACCGCGACCGCATGGTTCGTGGTGGGCGGCAGGCTGCGCATACCCGCCGGCGCCACGCTGCCCGGCACGGTGACGCTCGCACTGCGCGTGTACCCCTACGAGAGCGCACCGGACTACGCCGACGCCCCGGTCCGCACTGCGGTGGCCACGGTCGCCGAAGGGTGGATCGAGGCGCGCTGGGACTCGTACGCGCTGTCCGTCGGTCAGGTCGCGTGGATCACGGCCGAGGACTTCGGGGTCAACTACCTGTTCGCCGTCCCGCCCTCGACCGACCCCGTCCAGGCGTCCGACGCCTCGGACCTGTACATGGCTGAGGCGGGTGATCAGTGGCGGTCCGCGTTCCGGATCGGCACGGGCGGGACCTCCGTGTCGTCCGGCTGGTACGGGGCCGATCTCATCGTGTCCGATGATGTGGGCGTCTCCGTCACCCCCGACAGCATCCCCGCGGCATCGGCGGTCGGCACCCCGGTGGTCACCACGCAGACCACGTCCGCCCCCGAGGGCATCGCATCGGCGGCCGCCACGGGTACGCCAGCGCTCTCCACGTCGGTCACCGTGTCGCCGTCGGGCATCGCCCGCACCTCGGCGCTCGGCTCGCCGACGACGAACGGCCCCGGCTTCAACCTGCCCATCAAGGGCACGCTGGTACCGCTCACCCCTGCGCGCGCCATGGTGCCGCTCACCCCACGCCGAGGATTGGACATCGCATGACCGAGACTCGCGTATGGGAAGGCGACCAGCACCCCATCGCCTGGCGGGTGACCACCACCGACGGCACCATCGACCTCACCGGCGCCACCGTGCGGCTGATCGCCCGGCCGCTGACCCTCGGGCAGGAGACGACGGACCTACCGTGCACCGTGGACGCCGACGTTGTCACGCACGAGCTCGACGGCGCGCTGGCGGTCGGCAGGTACGACCTCGTCATCGAGGTCACCCGCGCGGGCGAGATCATCACCTACCCCGACGCCGCTACAGCGCCCGAGCGGCTCGTGGTCCGGGCCGACGTCGGGTAGCCGCGTCGAGTGTCAGACAGCCGCAGTACACTGCCCCCCACCGTCTACGGACGGTGGGGGGCTTTCCTGCGTCCGTGATCAGGCGGTCGCCTGCTCGTACGCTGCGACCCACGCCGCGTCGTCGTCGTCCGAGTAGTCGAAGAACTCGTGGTCACGGTCGCGCTGCGAGTCGTCGTGCGCGCGGACCAGGCGGCAGAACTCGGCGCGCTGCTCCGGGGTCAGGTCGTCGGCCGCCGGGCCAAGCCATGCGTTGATCTCGTAGTCCTGGATCATGGCCGCGTCACCCGTGCGTGTGGACGTCGCCGTCGGCCACCAGCGTGCTCGCCACGGGTGCCAGGAGCGGCAGCCTCGCCAGGTGCTCGCGGGCGTGCGGCTCGCAGAACAGGGACGCCGGCGCCGGGGACCCGCCCGAGATCTCGTCCCAGTCGTCCCACGCCACGAGCACCATGACGCCGCGCACGTTCATCCCCTGAGAGAGGACCATCATCGCGGCCTGCTCACCGCAGCCGATCACCGTGCAGTTCATGCGGTCCTCCGGGGGGTCTGTGGGCGGCCCTCGGCGTCGAACCACGCGGGCCACAGCTCGCCGTGCTCGTTCGCCGAGCTCGGCTCGGCCTGCCAGGGGACATGCAGCGTGCGGGGGACGCCACGGCGCGGGATCATGCCGCCGAGGCATCTCGCGGCGCCGTCGGCCTCCTCACCGGGCAGGAGCCAGTACCGCGCGCCCGTGTCGTCGCTCTGACGGAGCCTGACCTGCTCGCGGCAGAAGACGCACGTCGCGGGGGTGCCCTCGGGGGGCATCTGCGTGGCCATGGGGAGGATCCTTCCACAGGTCGGGGATGAGTTCGATGGTGAATCCCGGTGAATCCCCGGCTTTCGACGGTGAGCCGTGTGTACTCGGCGTGTGTACCCGGTGGATCAGGAGCGGTGTAACGCCTGGTCAAACATGGTGTCCGGAGGGGGACTTGAACCCTCTCTACCAGTAGACTGTGACCTGCGGATCGGCTAAATCTAGCCATTTTGAGCCCGGTGAGTCCCGGCGATCCGGGCATGAGCCCGGTGAATCCCGGTGAGATGTGTGTACGCGTACACACGGGAGGCGGCATGATGAGCGACATGGCGACCATGACCAGGCACGTGGCCAAAGACGGCACCGAGACGTGGAAGGTGCGATTCCGGGAAGCTGGCCGAGGGTCGAAGAACTCCTCCCGCACCTTCGGGTCGGACCGCGGGGCCATCGCCTTCGACAAGCTCGTCCGCGACGTCGGCGGCAAGCGCGCCGTCGAGATCCTCGACGCGCGCACGGGCGCCGTCGAGGGGACACCCACGGTCGCCCAGTGGTGCACCAGGCACATCGAGGCCCTGTCGGGCACGCAGCCGGACACGATCGAGAAGTACAAGGCCTACGTCCGCAACGACCTCGGCGCGCTCGGTGCGCTCCCGGTCGACGCCGTCACCCATGAAGACGTAGCGCGCTGGGTGAACGCCATGGCGAAGAAGACGTGGCGCGGCAAGCCGACGGCGGGCAAGACGATCAAGAACAAGCACGGCTTCCTCTCCGCCGCGTTCGCCCGCGCCGAGACGCAGGGTCTCGTGCCGTCCAACCCCTGTAAGGGCACCCGCATGCCGCGCACCGTGACCGAGCCGATGACGTTCCTCACCCACGACGAGTACACGCGGTTCCTCGGCTGCTTCACCCCGTACTGGCAGCCGCTGGTGGAGTTCTTGTTCTCGACCGGCCTGCGCTGGGGCGAGGCGACGGCGCTCCAGATCGGTGAGGTGGACCTCGAGCGGGCGGCCGTGACCGTCGCGCGCGCCTGGAAGCGCGGGCGCGTCCTCGGCGTGCCGAAGTCGTCCAAGAGCCGGCGCACCGTCGCGCTGTCGCCAGAGACGGTAGATCTCCTGGCGCCGCTCATCAGGGGCCGCCGCGGTGACGCCTACGTGTTCCGCAACCAGCTCGGCGGACCAGTGCGGCACCAGACGTTTACCGACAACGCGTGGCAGCCCGCGGTGCGCCTGGCCAACGCGGAGCCGGCGCAGCGCGACGGCGGCAAGCGCGTGGCCCGACGGCGCGACTCGGCGGGGGAACTCATCACGCCGCTCGACCCGCCGCTGGGCAAGCGCCCCCGCATCCACGACGCCCGGCACACGAACGCGTCCTGGCTGCTGGGCGATGGTGTGCCGATCAACTATGTACAGGCGCACCTGGGGCACGAGTCCATCACGACGACGGTGGACAGGTACGGCCACGTGATGCCCGCCGCGCAGACGGCGGTCCGTGCGGCGATCTCCAGGGCGCTGGCACAGGCGCACCCGGAGGAGGTCCGCGAGATCGAGTCCTGACCGCACAGACGAAGGCCCCCGCCATCAGGCGGGGGGCCTTTCCGTCATGCCCGGTCGTGTCGTGATGCGGCTGCGGCCAGGTCGAACATGCGCGCCGTGGCGTCGAGCGGGAGGTGTCGCCGCAGCTCGTCCCAGAGCATCGCTGACGGACACTCCGCGAGCAGGCTGCTGATCAGGTCGTACGCCGGGCATGTGGGTAAGTCGGTTCGTGCGACGTCGGCTGTGGCGTCCACTGGAGCCCCCTAGGCCTAGATACATTTGCACCCACCGTAGGCATAACGAGCAATTCCGGCTGGGTGAGATGAGCGATATTGCGGTTGATACCCCCCGCTATTTCACGATGCGGAACGGTTTCGACAAATGAGAGACGAATGTCAATCGGGCGTCACCCCACCTGATCGCGCTGCGTCAGCCCCGGCGCGCTCTTCTGCGCGGGTCATGAGCTGGGAGGGCCGTAGCCCGAGCGCCTCGGCGATCTGGCCGAGCGTCTCCATCGGAATGTCTCGCTCGGCCCGCTCGTAGCGCCCGATCGAGTTCTTGTGGACGCCGGCCCTCTCGGCCAGCGCCTCGATGGACAGCCCGGCGCCGTTGCGTTCCGCGGCTATCTGCCTGCCCAGCGCGCGCAGGAGCGCGCTGGGTTCCGGTCTGGTTGATGTGCTCACGGCCTGGACGTTACCCCAACTGGGTGCATTTCGCACCCAGTCAGGCCCACACAGTTTCGAGCAGGCCTACCGCCGTACCCGCATGGGGGTAGTTCACCCACACACGGGTTGCGGTGTTCCGTTCGGAACAGGTACCGTCCCCATATGGGTATCAGCAGCACCCTTGCGGGTGTCATCTCCGAGCACATGGACGAGGACGATGTGTCGCTCGGCGCGATGGCGGCTCGCACCGGGATTCCGAAGACCACCCTTCACAACCGTCTGCAGAACTCGACCGGCCTCACGTTCGGAGAGTTCGAGCGCATTTCCGCCGTGCTGGGCGTCGATCCGTCTCTCCTCCTCATCGAGGCAGAGCAGCGATCGCGCAGCACCGCAGCCGCCTGACCTCAGACACACACAGCAGCCCCGACACCATCCCGCCAGAGACAGGCGCCGGGGCTACCAACGAACAGGAGTCTACCGATGTCACTCATGGACAAGATCGTCAGCATCCTCGCCGACGACAGCGACCCCAAGGCGGTCGCCGAGGTCCAGGACCTCCTCGGTGTCGAGGCCAAGGAGTCGGACCGATGAGCGCCCGCCCGTTCCAGGTCGGCGACCGTGTAGTCGCCGCCGGGCTGTACGACGGCGAGCCCGCACCGGGAACGATCCAGACGATCCTCGACTGCGCAGCCAAGCCGGGCAAGCACGAGGCATTCGCCTGCGCGTTCATCCGGCTCGACACTCCCAAGACGTACGACGACGGAGAGCCGCAGCCGCTGGCGCAGGTGTTCCTTTCCGCGGACCGCACGATCCCGCACGACGGGGAAATCATCGTGCTGATCCCCGCCTCCGAGCCCGTCTACCTCACGATCAACGGCCTCGTCATGAAGCGCATGAGCACGGACCCGGACCTGGAGGACCTGCGCGACGCCGGGTGGGACGAGATCGACGCACCCGAGCAGGACGACGACGGCACGGAGGCCGAGGCGCTGGCCGAGGTCCAGGCGCCCGCGTTCCCCGACGTCCTGGTGCACGGCCGGGCAGGTGTCGCGTGACCTCCGTCGACTTCCCCCGCGGCGAGTGCGCCGAGGGCCCGCCGCCGCAGCAACCCCCAGGAGTTCGCGTGAACCCCACCTTCCAGTCCACCTTCAAGTCCCGTGAGGAGTTGGACACGTTCCTGGCCGCCGTGGGGTTCGAGGTCTTCAAGCTCGCCGCGACGTGCAGCGTCATGGGGTGGGAGTCCCCCCGCGGCGCCGTCCCGTACATGCACATGGAGAAGCCGTCTCCAGTCTGGGACCTCGTCCTCTGGACGATCGGCTCCGACAAGGCCGCCAAGGAGCGCATGCACGCCGTCGGCGTCGAATGGGCGCCGGCCGTCATGCAAGGGCTCTCCGACCTCCTCGACCTGGAGGGCATCTCGTTCGGCGGTGCACCCGAATGAGTCTCGACACGACACTCTCGCCGGCCGACGTCGCCGCCCTCGTGGAGAAGTCCGCGGACTGGGTGGAGCGCCGAGTGAACGCGGGGGAGTTCGAGCACCTGCGTGTGGGTCGCTCGATGCGGTTCACGACCGACCAGGCGGAAACGTTCATCCGATCCTTCACCGTCCGGCCCGACGGCGAGCCCGGGGCCGAGCAGGCGGCGGACCCCCTGCGGTCGCAGTCGTCCCGTTCGAGGAACCGCCGCAAGTCCGCCTGAGCCATCCGGCCCTGGCAAAGCAGCGCCGACCCGCCCCAGTTTGCGACCCGGACGGATCGGCACCACGAAGGGATCATCCCATGCTCCGCAAGATCACCAGGAAGCCGAGTCCGGCTCTCCTCATCCAGACCGCGGCGTTCACTGTCGCCCTCGCCGCCGCTAGCCTCCTCGGCTGGCACCTCAAGCCGGCCGAGACCCCGCAGTCGTGCGCGAAGGCGTTCACGGCCGCCGAGCGGGCGTTCGTCGCCTACGAGAACCTCGCGTTCTCGACGCAGCTGGCCGCGACCCGTGGCCGCTCGGAGTTCGCCGGGCACGAGGCTGACAAGGCCAGCGCACGGGGCGAGCTGGACGACCTCGGGCACGTCTACCGCGACGAGAAGGCCGAGTGTGCGGGCGGTGTCCGATGACCGCCGAGACCGTGCCGTGGGTCGAGATCGCCTGCGAGGTGGCCGACGTCATCCGCCACAGCGACCACACGACCCCGTACGCCGCGAAGACCGACCTCGGAGGCGCGTACGGCGCGCCCGAGATCTACACCGAGTGGGGGATGAAGGGCGAGCGCGACGTCCCGGTCATGCGGGAGTGGCGCTTCCCCGACGAGCGCGCCGTGGACGACCCCATGGGCAGCACGAAGTACCCCGACGTGAAGCCCTGCCGCCACGAGGTGCCCACGAAGCGAGCCGACTCATGAGCCACCAGGACAACCACGTCATCAACATCCACCCGGACGACGAGGCCATCGAGTTCGAGATGAACCACGAGCTCGGCAACCAGGAGCAGCGGGAGATCGACCGCCGGGTGCAGCGCGCACTTGCACGACGCGACGGGCGGACCGACTCGTGACCCGCCATCACGCCCACACGAGCGATCACCTCGTCATGGCCCTCGGCAGCGCCGCCGTCATCGTGCTCGGCGCCCTGTGCTGGGCCGGTTGGGTCCGGCTGCTGGGAGGTGCTTCGTGAGCGCGCCGCAGAGGATCCAGCTCCGGCGCACGAAGGGCTGGCGCCTGGCGACCAACGCTCGATCCGTGGCCCGTCCGCACTACTACGGCAACCCGTACCGCGTCGGTGACGTCTACATCGTCGGTGAGCGACTGCCGTTCCCGCTGCCGACGTCGCGCACATGGGAGGGCGAGACCGGCACGCCAGGGCTCGTCGCTGCGCGGTGCCACGACGCCGAGACCGCGGTCGCGTGGTACCGCCATTGGGCCTGGCTCGCCCTGGAACCGGAGAAGGTCGCCCTGCTGCGCGGCCTCGACCTCGCCTGCTGGTGCCCGCTCGTTGACTCGGCCGGCAACCCGGTGCCCTGTCACGCGGACGTGCTCTTGGAGATCGCCAACGGGGAGGAAGTCAGGTGACCGTCCGCATAGTCAGCCATCCGGGACAGGATGCCCCGGTTCGCCTCAACTCGGCCGAGGAACGTGTTGCAGCTCGGGCAGAGCAGGCCTCGGACGCGGCCAGTCGTGTGGCAGTGGTCCACGAACAGCGTGCCCTCGACGCCACATATCAGGCACCTGCCGTCCTGCGCCTCGCGCATCACCTCGACGTCGTCGGGCGTGAGCCCGTACTTGCGCTTGAGCCGGGCGCGAATGTCCTTCGCCCGAGCAGCCTCAGGGTTCTTCCTGCGCCACTCTCGCAGGCGCTCATTCCGGCGAGCCTTGTTCGCCTGGCCGTACTCGCGGTTGCGGCTGCTCGTGCACGCACGGCACTCGCGTCGCTGGATGCCCCAGGTCGAGAACTCCGAGTCGGGCAGGGACCTGTGGCAAACGCTGCATGTCGTCATGGAGCAATTATGCCACGCAACACCGACACGCAGCCGTGCCACGCCGATGTCCTGCTGGAGATCGCGAACGGGGCGAGCTCATGACCACCGACCCGCAGGACCACCTCGCCGCCGCCCTGCCCACCCCCGGCCGCATCGAGCCCGCCAAGGACGACTCCGGCCCCTGCACCGACGGCGACTGCGAGCACCGCGCATGGGGCAACCCGACCCTCGCGGCCGACTACATGAGGAGCACCTGATGGCCACCGACGCCCCACGCTCGCTCGACCTGCCCCCGGTCGCCGCCGACCCGACGACGATCCCCGACCCGGACCGCGCGCACCCGGCAGGCCTGACCTGGGTGGAGCCCCTGACGCCCCGCCCGATCGTCATCACGGACGCGCCCGAGATCCGACCCGCCCTCGCCCTTGACGCTGGCCGGTTCTGGACCGCCGCGCGTCACGGGCTCGCTGTGGGTCGGGCCCGCCGCGAGATGGACATGGCCGCCGTCCGCTACGCCCTCTCGGCCTCGCTGTCCCGGGCCCCGCACCTCGCCGTCGCCATGGCTGAGGCCGCTGGGATCTGGACCGACGCCACATCATCCGCTGCGCACGACCTCTTTGGAGCCACAGCATGAGCACCGACATCCCACTGACCCAGGGGCTCGCGGCCCTGGTCGACGACGAGGACTACGCCCGAGTCGTGGCCGCCACGTCTTGGCACGCATATCGGTGCGGGAAGACCTTCTACGCCAAGCGGAAGGTCAGGCTCGTCGATGGGCCACGCGTGAACCAGCACCTCCACACGTTCCTGACCGGCTGGCCGCTGGTGGACCACATCAACGGCAATGGTCTCGACAACCGACGCGCCAACCTGCGTGAGGCGACGAAGAGGCAGAACGGCTGGAACCGCGGCCCGAACCGGGCCAACACGTCCGGCTTCAAGGGCGTCACCTGGAACAAGGCCTGCCGGTCCTGGCAGGCGAAGATCACGGTGGGCGGGGCTTCTAGCTATCTCGGCCTCTTCGCCAGGGCCGAAGAGGCTGCCGTCGCCTACGACGCGGCCGCCCGTGACCTGCAGGGTGAGTTCGCGTGGCTGAACTTCCCCCGACCCGGCGAGCAGGGCGGTGCCCGATGACCACCACCGCCACCCCGGCCACCGTCGCCTCCCGCATGGGCATGCTCGGCGGCGTCCCGCGCCCCCGGACCGACAGCCCCGGCGCGCGACTCCACACGGACCGCGAGCTGGACCCGACGACCCAGCGCATCGTCATGGCAGCCGAAGCCGGGGAAGCCACCGCGCAGGCCCTGTGTGCCACTGCCTGGGCCGCACGCGCCGACATGGTCCAGGAGGTCGCGGGGATGCGTGACGCCCTGTTCCTGGCCCACCAGCAGATCGAGGCGTACGAGGCCGAGCGGGTGTCCGCGCGGGGAGTGCTCGACGTCGTCGCACGGGACGTCCACCGGGGCACCGCGTCCGGGGACCTGTGGGGCGCGTACACCACCTACACCGAGGGAGGGGCGCGATGAGCGTCGAGACCACCGACTATGCCGTCTGTGCCCAGGAGGGCTGCAAGGTCGCCCTGCCGACGCCGGAGGACGCCCGCGAGCACATCGACGCCACCATGACGCCGACCGGCGCGACCACGGGGGTCACGGCCACCGCGCACTCGTACCGGATCCTCAACCCGACGCCGGAGGAGAAGGCGCAGCGCGCCGTCGACCGCATCGTGCAGACGGCCACGGAGCGCGCCTGCGAGGACCTGGACTCGGAGATCCAGAGCGGGCGCGTGCAGCCCGACGACGTCCGCACCGCGCTGTCGAGGTACCCCGACTTCTCGGACGAGTGGGACGCCTGGACGGAGGGGGACCGATGACCGGCACCAACCCCCTCCTCGACCCGGACGGCAGCAGGCGTGCCGCGATGGCGTCGTCGCTGGAGTACGGGACGCACTCGCGGACCGGGCAGCAGGCGCTCGAGCGGCCCGTTGCGCCCGTCTTCCCCCGCTGCGGCATCTGCGGCCGTCCCCGCGTGCTGTTCGCCGGGGTCTGCCACTCGTGCATCGCCAAGGACGAGGAGCTGGACCGTTGATCACCCACCGCTGCGGCACGACCATCCCCGCTGACATCGAGACGTACGTGAGACACCTCGCGTCCTGCCCCGAGACGCAGGACGGGACGGCCGGTGTCTGCCAGGCCATCGTCAACGCCGTCGTGCACGAGGCCGCGCTGATCGAGACGTCTCGCGAGACACGGGACCTGACCCCCGCCGAGATGGCGGGCATGTGGCGAGACGGCGAGGGCGACTCGCTGCGAGACATCGCGGCCATCGCAGGTGTCGCGCCCGAGACGGTGCGGCGGCGGATCGCGAAGTGGAAGAGGAGCGAGACATGAGCGAGACGACCACCGAGACGTACGACGTCGGCATCCACATGGAACTGGACGAGGAGCTTTATCACTCGCTGCCCGGCCTGGCCTCCACCGGCATCAAGAAGATGCTCGACGCCCCCGCCATCTACGAGCAGTACCTCAAGGACGGCGACAAGCCCCGCGAGGCGTTCGACGTCGGCTCGGCCGCGCACGCCAAGATCCTCGGCGTCGGGGCCGGCGTCATCGCCTACCCGGACGAGCACCTGACGCCGTCGGGCAACGTCTCCACCAAGGCCGCGACCGTCGCCTGGGCGACCGAGCAGCGCGCCGCCGGGCTGACCCCCGTCTCGCCCGACCAGATCGCCCGCGTGGACGCCATGGCCGAGGCCGTGCTCGGCCACACGGACGCCCGGGTCATCCTCACCGGCGGCGACCCCGAGGTGTCCCTCATCTGGGACGACCCCGACACCGGCGCGCGCTGCCGGGGCCGCATCGACTACGTCCGCAACGAGGGGCTGCTCGTCGACCTCAAGACCGCCGAGTCCCCGCGCCCGGCGACCTGGGGCGGCGTGTCCGCGAGGCTCCGCTACCCCGAGCAGCGCATCCACTACGGCGAGGGCTGGCGGGTGCTGACCGGCAGCGCGCCCCGCTTCCTCCAGGTCGTGGTCGACAAGGTCCCGCCGCACCTGGTCTTCGTCGCCGAGTTCGACGAGCCCACGCAGGACAAGGCCGCCGAGAACGTCCGCTGGGCCATCGACGCCTACGCCAAGGCCCAGGCATCCGGCGAGTGGCCGCGTCTGGCCGATGGGATTCATCGCATCAGCGCGCCTCGCTGGTACCTGAACGACGAGAACGAGGAGTTCTGACATGACCGAACTGATCCCTGACGCCGAGATCGGCCAGAAGGTCGCGGACGCCCGCTCGTTCATGGGCATGTCCCAGAACGAACTGGCCGAGCACCTGACTGCCCGCGGGCTGCCGTTCTACCAGACCACCGTCTCCCGCATCGAGGACGGCGCTCGACCCCTGCGCCTCAACGAGGCGGTCGTGGTCGCAGCCGCACTGAACGTGAACGTCATGAACCTGCTGGGCACCGTCGAGACCAGCACCGCCGAGTACTGGCAGGAGGGTCGCCGATCGGCTTTCACCGCTGCGATCAACCTGCTCACCAAGGAGATGAACCGATGACCGAACTGACCCAGTACCTGCCCAACGAAGCCGTGCTCACGACCGTGCAGCCGCTCGGCACCCAGCTCATCCAGGCCGCCGTCGAGCAGATGGTCGGTGCCCACCAGCTCGGCACCGCGCTCGCCGGGACCGCGTTCGTCCCGAAGCACTTCCAGGGCAAGCCCGACGACGTCACGGCCGCCATCATGTTCGGCGCCGCGCTCGGCCTCGACCCGATGTCTGCCGTCCGGTCCGTGTACGTCGTGTCCGGCACCCCCGGGCTGTACGCCCGATCGATGGTCGCCGTCGCGATGTCCAAGGGTCACAAGATCTGGACCGAGGAGACCACGGACGAAGCCGTGACCGTCGCCGGGCAGCGTCGCGGGTCCGACGTCGTCGAGCGGGTCACCTGGACGATCGCCCGGGCCAAGAAGGCTGGGTACACCTCGAACGCGAAGTACTCGACCGACCCCCAGGCCATGCTCTGGGCCCGCGCCGCCGGTGACGTCGCGCGCCGCATCGCCCCGGACGCGCTGGCCGGCCTCGACTACTCCGTCGAGGAGCTCCAGGTGATCGACCACGTCGAGGACTCCCCGCGCCCCAAGCGCGAGTCGGCCGCCGCGCTGCTCACCCCGGCGCCCGCCGTCGAGCCGGAGCAGGTCGTGGAGGCCGTCGCCGAAGAGGCTGCCCCCGAGGTCCCTATGGTCACCGCGCAGCAGCTCAAGAAGATCGCCGCCACGATGCGCGACCTCGGCATCACCGAGAAGGCGCACGCCTTGGGCTACATCGAGCAGGCCATCGGCCTCAAGATCGCCAGCCGGTCCGAGCTCACCCGCGAGGAGGCCGGGCGTCTGATCGACGCGCTGGAGGAGGACGTGGCCAAGCTGCCGACGGCCGCCGAGCCCGACGACGCCAACTACGCCGCAGACGTGCCCGACGGCAACGCGGACGACTGACCCACCTCACCCGCACCACCCACCCAAGGAGACACACCGTGAAGCTCTCGTCCATCTGGACCTTCCCCGCCATCCCTCTCAAGGAGCGCATGCGCCGCACCGCCGACTGGGTGGACATGGAGATCGCCGCCCGCCTGCCCAAGCGCGTCAAGTACTGGGTGTTCGTCCTGGTCGGCGCCAAGGCCATCGGCAACGACGTCGTGCCCGACGCGAATTACATGGAGCTGCTGGAGCGCGTCCCCGGTCGGCCTCGCTCCTGACTCACCTGGCCGGGGCGTGAGAGCGCCCCGGCCCGACCCCGAAGGAGGGGACCTTGACCAGCATCACCAGCCAGCGCCCGCGGCTGCTCGACCTGTTCTGTGGCGAGGGTGGAGCGGCGGCCGGCTACATGCGAGCCGGGTGGGACGTGACCGGTGTGGACCTCAACCCGCGCGTCGGCACCCGCTACCCGGGCCAGTTCATCGCCGGTGACGCCCTCGCGTTCCTCGCGACGCACGGCCACGAGTTCGACGCCATCCACGCCAGCCCACCCTGCCAGGGGTACAGCATCGCCACCGCCGGCAACCCGACCGCACGCGGCAAGCACCAGCGACTCATCGCCGCGACGCGCGAGCTCCTGATCCTCACCGGCCTGCCCTGGGTCATCGAGAACGTCGAGCAGGCGCGCAAGCAGATGAACGACCCCGTGCTGCTCTGCGGGCGCATGTTCGGCCTCGAGGCGGCCGACGTCGACGGCGAGCACCTCACCCTCGACCGGCACCGCCTGTTCGAGTCCAACGTGCCGATCGAGGTGCCTGTCCACCGCAAGCACCGCGCCGGACAGGTCGCAGGAGTCTACGGCGGATCGCGGCACGCCAAGCGGCTCCCGTGGGAAGACCTGCACGCCGTCGCCCCGCGCGACCGGCACTGCGCCCGGGTCGGCCGCGGCGGCGGGTACGTGCCGAGGTCCATCCCTGTCAAGCAGTCCCTGCTCGGCATCGACTGGATGACCGTCAAGGGCATGCAGGAGTCGATACCCCCTCAATACGCGCTCCACGTCGGCACCCAGCTCCTCGCCGCCCTCACGACCCAGGAGATCGCCGCATGAACGCCCCGCCCCCCGACGACCTCCGTGGCAAGACCTACGACTCGACGATGCCCACCCAGGAGTCGTCCGAGAAGGACATCGCGGAGAACGCCGAGCAGGCACGCCGCGCCGTCGCCCGCCACTACCCCGGCGAGATGGGGAAGGCCGAGACCGACCAGGGCAAGGCCACGTGGAAGCAGCTCGGGATCGAGAAGCCGTGAACCGCGCCAGTGGGACGTCCTACCGAGGCACCACATTCAGCGAGCGCATGGCAGCCGCGCCGTGCGCCGAGACTGACCCGGACCTGTCCTACCCGGCAGGCAAGGGCAAGTTCGAGGCGGCGTACAACCAGGCGAAACGGGACTGCGCGCGGTGCCCGTTGGCGACGCGTCAGGAGTGCCTCGAGGTCGCGATGCGGACCGAGGGGAACGCCGCGGCCCCGTCCAGGTACGGCGTGTTCGGCGGGCTGGACCCCGACGAGCGTCACGCGCTGGCCCGGCAGCGCAAGGCCGACCAGCACCACCTCAAGGAGACAGCATGACCAACCCGTTCGCCACGCCCGCCGGCGGCGCCGAGATCGACCGCGACCGGTGGGGCCGGCCGCTCATCACCCCGCCCCAGCCGCTCGGCGCCAAACCTGTCGCGTACACCCGCGCCACCACCGTCGCCAAGACCCTCGACGACTCGTCCGGGCTCATGCTCTGGAAGCAGCGCATGACCATGCTCGGGCTCGTCGCCCGGCGCGACCTGCTCACCGCGGCGGCGGCCACCGACGTCGATGACAAGAAGGCGCTCAACCGGCTCGCCGACCAGGCCGCCGACGCCGGTGGCGCCACGGCCGCGGCGACCACCGGCACCGCCCTGCACTCCTTCACCGAGCGCATGGACCGCGGCGACGACGTCGGGCACGTGCCGCACGAGTTCGAGGCCGACCTGGCCGCGTACACCGAGCTCGCAACCACCATCGGGTGGAAGGTCCAGGCGATCGAGCAGTTCACCGTGCTCGACCCGTACAAGGTCGCCGGCACCGCGGACCGGGTCCTGGAGATCGACGGCAAGTGGTACATCGCCGACCTCAAGACCGGCTCGAGCATCGACTTCCACCACGCCTGGGCCGTGCAGTTCGCGATCTACGCCCACGCCCTGCCCTACGACATCCCGACCCGCACCCGCCTGCCCTGGGACGTCATCCCGGACAAGGAGAAGGCGCTGGTGATCCACCTGCCGGCCGGGCAGGGGGTCGCCAAGGCGTACTGGATCGACATCGCCGCCGGGTGGGAGGCGTTCCGCCTGTCCATGCACGCCCGCGAGTGGCGCAAGCGACGCGACCTGCTCAACGCATGGCGCCCCGCCGACCCCGTCATGGACGCCATCGAGGCCGCCACCACCGTCGACGAGCTCACCGCCGCATGGGCGGCACACCAGACCACCTGGAGCGAGGCGCACACCGCGGCCGCCGCTGCCAGGAAGAAGACCCTCACCGCCCTCGCGGCGTGAGGCCACGAGAAATCACGAGCACACAGGAGAACACCATGAGCACGAACCCGTTCGCAGCCCCCGCCTCCGCCTCCGGCATCCAGTGGACCGACCTCCTCGGTCGCCTGCTGGTCATCGAGCCGAAGGGGCTGGAGAAGGACATCCAGACCAGTCTCGGCGCGAAGGACGCGGTCCGGGCCGACGTCCACGTCATCGACGGGGACGCCCCGGAGTCGCACGACGACGTCCTGATCTTCCCCCGCGTCCTGATCTCCCAGACCTCCTCGAAGGTCGGGGAGAAGGTCCTGGGCCGCCTCGGTCAGGGGCAGGCCAAGCCGGGGCAGTCCGCGCCCTGGATGGTCCAGGCGGCCACGGAGACGGACATCGCCGCCGGGATGGCCTGGCTCGAGGCCCGGAAGAACAACACGTTCGCCGCGCCGGCCGCCACCCCCGGCGCCGGGGCACCCCCGTTCTGAGCCTGAGCAACACCGCCTGACATAGCCAGGCAGCCGCGCGCGACCGCAAGGAGGTCGCACACCCAGTCCCGTTCGACCCGGGGCGCGGCACCCACCCAAACCACCACGCCAACACACCTGGAGGGCCGCAGTGCAGCTCACTCCCACCGAACAGGCACTCGTCGACGCAGCGGCACGCGACGACCAGGGCGAGGTCCAGCGCCTGACCGACATCATCGACGTAGAGGAGGCGGTTCGGCAGGCACGACTGAACGCGCCCGACGCCCTGCTGAACGCTGCACTCTGGTACGCCTCCCAGGGTGTTGCCGTGTTCCCCTGCCGGCCCGGCGGGAAGGCGCCACTGACCTCCCACGGGTTCAAGGACGCCACCACCGACCTCGAGCAGGTCCGCGCATGGTGGACGGCCACCCCCGACGCGAACATCGGACTGCCGACCGGGCTCAGGTTCGATGTGTTCGACGTTGACGGCCCGGAGGGGACCATAGCGCTCGGTGAGGTCAAGGACGCCGGCGGCATGCCCGAGGTGCTGGCCTGGGTCCAGACCCCGCGAGGCTTCCACTACTACGTCACCCCCTCCGGACACGGCAACACCACCAACCTGCTCGCCAAGGTCGACCACCGCGGAGCCGGCGGCTACGTCGTCGCCCCGCCGTCGCGCACGGCCGACGGAACATACCGATGGGTGCGTGGTCACGAGCTCGGCACGCAGGCCCTGCCCGACTCCACCGTGGGGCAGGCGGCGTGACCTCGATCTACGACCTGTTCAAGAAGCCGACGGCGCCCGCCGCGCTCGGCGGCGAGGTAGTCCCGTACAGCGGAGAGGGCCAGTCACGCTACGGGGAGGCCGCACTGCAGCGCGAGGCCAACGCCGTCGCGCTGGCCGGCGACGGGACCCGTAACGACACGCTCAACAAGGCCGTGTTCAACCTCTCCCAGCTGGTCGCCTCCGGCCACCTCGACATCGACTACATGCACTCCGTGCTGACCAACGCCGGGCGGTCATGCGGTCTCCCTGACGACGAGATCGCCATCACGCTCCGCTCCGGGTGGCGCGCAGGGTCGGTACAGCCGCGAGCCGTCGAGCCCCTGGCGCCGGTCGCGGAGGTCTACACGCTGCGCGCGGCACCCGCGGTGGACGACGTCGAGACCGCCGAGCAGGAGCCTGCCGTCGAGCTCGACGAGGACGAGCAGATCGCCGCATGGATCGACGAGAACCTGCCCGTCCTGGACTGGCATGCGCTGTGGGCCGACACCGAGGAAGACGAGTGGATCATCGAGCCCCTGCTCCCCGCCCGCCGGCTGGTCGCCCTGTACTCCCCGCCGAAGGTCGGCAAGTCGCTGCTCACGCTCGAGGTGGCCGCCGCGATCTCGTGCGGTCGCGAGGTGCTCGGCGTCGTCCCTGAGCGTCCGTGGCGCGTGCTGTACGTCGACTTCGAGAACGACCCGAAGGGCGACATCCGCCCTCGCCTCCAGGCGATGGGGTACACCCCCGGCGACCTGGGCAACCTGCGCTACCTGTCCTTCCCGACCCTGTCCGCGCTCGACACCGAGCCGGGTTCGCTGCAGCTGATGGCCGCGGTCGCCCGGCACGAGGCCGAGCTGGTCGTCATCGACACCCTGTCGAGGTCGGTGGCCGGCGAGGAGAACGACAACGACACCTGGTTGAAGTTCTACCGGCACACCGGGCTCAAGCTCAAGCAGGCCAAGGTCGCGTGCCTGCGCCTGGACCACTCCGGCAAGGACGTGGAGAAGGGGCAGCGCGGCGGGTCAGCCAAGTCCGGCGACGTCGACATCGTCTGGCGCATGCAGCGGGTGACCGAGGACGTCTACAGCCTCACGTGCGAGGCGAACCGCCTGCCAGTGTCCGACAAGGTGCTCACCTTCGAGCGCAAGCCCCTGCCGCACCTGCACTCCAGCATTCAGGGGACCGGCCGTACCAGCGAGTTCGACGCAAAGGTGGCCGCCGTTGTTGAGCTGATGGACGCCGCCGGACTGCCCTCAACCGCTGGGCGGCCCCGGGCGAAGGCTGCGATCAGTGGCACGGGCCTTATCGCAGGCAGTCGCATCCTCGCCGCTGCCGTGACGCTGCGGAAACAGCGCGCCGGGGTATTCACCCTGCCCGAGTTCGGGGAGGACGAATGACCCCCCGAGCAGGGGTAGAAAACCTGCCCGAGAAGCTCGGGCAGGTCACCTGCCCGGACGTATCTCGGGCAGGTCCGGGCAGGTACCACCGGATCACGCATATATCCGCAGGCCAGGAGCCATTTAGACCTGCCCCAATCACCCACGGGCAGCGCACTGTCGTGGACCTGCCCCGGACCCCGCCGCCCTATGGGCGGGGCCGGCGGGCAGCAGGCGGCCGAAACCACCATCACGACTTCGAGAAGGAGCGCTACATGAACAAGCCCAAGGCGATCGGAACAGCCGCCGAAACCTCCGTGGTCCGCAGTTCACGCCGGCTCGGGTTCCCCCACGCCGAGCGGGTCGTCCTGCACGGCAACCTCGACCAGGGCGACGTGCGCCTCACCCCCGGCCTGACCGCCGGCGTCATCGTCGAGGTCAAGGGAGGCAACGCGGCTCGGGACGCCTCCGACCTCCAGATCCTGGCCTGGCTCGACGAGACCGAGACCGAGCGCCGCAACGCCCATGCCGACGTCGCGTTCCTCGTCACCCAGCGCCGCGGCGTCGGACCAGCCCGAGCCGAGCAGTGGTGGGCGCACATGCACGTCCGGCAGCTGCTCGACCTACGCGGCATCACCCTCCCCGTGATCCCTGCCGACGACGCCGTCATCCGCATGACGCTGGCCGGCACCCTCGCCCAGTTGCGGGCCTCCGGGTACGGCGAACCGCTCGAGGTAGCGAGCGTGGCCGCATGACCCCCACCGCCGACGGCACCGACTACACCGCCGCCATGGTCACCCTCGCCCACCAGATCGGAGACAAGCCCGCATGAGCATCGCCCCTCCCATGCCGTACTTCGGTGGCAAGCAGCGCACTGCCGCATCGCTGGTCGCTCTGTTCCCGGACCACGAGCACTACGTGGAGCCGTTCGCCGGCGGTCTGTCGGTGCTGCTCGCCAAGGCGCCGTCGAAGCTGGAGACGGTCAACGACCTCGACGGCGACATCGTGACGTTCTGGCGGGTCCTGCGGGATCGGCCGGAGGAACTGGAGCGCGTGGCCGCGCTGACGCCGCACTCCCGGGCAGAGCACCAGATCTCGCGCGACCGGGACGACATCGACGACCTGGAGCGAGCACGGCGCGTGTGGGTCGCGCTCTCCCAGGGCCGCGGCGGCCAGCTGGTGCGCACCGGATGGCGCCGCCACATCGATGCATCGGGCACGAGCATGGGTCTTCCCGGCTACATGGCGGGCTACCTGGAACGGATGCCCGCTGCTGCGCGCCGCCTGCGCTACGTCTCGCTTGAGTGCCGTCCGGCGCTGGAGGTCATCGAGTCCTACGGCGCGTCCCCAACGGCACTCCTGTACGTGGACCCGCCCTACCTCGGCGGCACGCGCGGCACGACCCACGCCTACCGCCACGAGATGCGTGCCGAGACCGAGCACCGCGAACTGGCCGAGGCGCTCCACGCGTCTCAGGCCGCCGTCGTCCTGTCGGGATACGCCGCCCCGCTGTACGAGGAGCTGTACGCGGGCTGGGACCGCGTCGAGATCGCCGCCTACTCGGGGCAGGGCAACCACTCGGCCGCCGCTCGCAACGTCCGCACGGAGGTCGTCTGGTCCAACCGGCCGATCGCCGTCGCGCAGACGCTCGACTTCGGCGAGGCGTCATGACGGACACCCCCGACGAGCCGCCCCCGTGGGTCACCGGCCCACCACCGGACTACGCCCCGCCCCCGATCGAAGACCTGATCGACCCCGAGATCCCCGCCCGCATCGCAGCCACCGGCCGTGACCTCGTCCTGGCCGTGCTGGACGAGAACGGCATCCGCAAGACCGAGAACGGCTGGACCCGCGAGACACCCGCTACCGAAGGAGAACGACCGTGAGCAGCCCCGTGAAGTACCGCAAGAAGCCCGTCGTCATCGAGGCTATGCAGGTGATCGACGACCTGAGGAACCACGTCGTGATCGCTGAATGGATCAACTCGAACGGCGGCGAGGCATCCCTGGCTGCCTTCCAGCCCTGGATCTTCATCGAGACGCTGGAGGGGCAGATGCGTGCGGTGCTCGGTGACTACGTGATCCGCGGCGTGGCAGGCGAGTTCTACCCCTGCAAGCCCGACATCTTCGCCGCGACGTACGAGGCCGAAGGGACCGCATCGTGACAAGCATCGGCAACGTGACCCATGACGAGGCCACGCACCGCGGGGAGTGCATCCGCGAGGACTGCACCTGGACGATCGAGACGCCGGTCGAGGGCAAGGCCGCGAAGGAACTCATGCACCACAACGCCGAGGAGCACGCATCATGACCCCGCAGACCATCCGTGCCGCGATCACCGAGGCGCGTGACTTCATCGCCAAGGCCGAGACGCTGCTAGAGCACGAGAGGGCCGAGTACCCCGACGAGACCGAACTCAAGCGCCGTAACCACACGATCTACGGCTCCAAGGCGTCCGGTGCCACCCGGCGCGCATCCCTGGACCTGACGCGGGCACTGGCCGAGATGAGGAAGCCATGACCACGCCCAGCAAGGCCAGCCAGCGCATGGTGCCCGCCGACCAGCCCGAGGCATGGCCGTTCGCTCCCGGCGACGTCGTGCGCGACTCCGGCGAGGACGGTGACGACGCGGCGTGGCTGGAGGCGGCGCCGGAGTGGACTGTCGTGCGAGAGGGCGACGGCGACACGTGGGAGCGCCGAGACGGTGCGTGGTGGTACGGCGGGGGCAACCTCCAGCCGTGGGCCAGCGCCAACCTGAGCCAGACGTACGGGCCGCTGACCGTGGTGTCCGTGCCTGCCACCCACGCCGCACGCCCTGCCGCCCCCACCGCCCCCGCGACCCCTCGTGTGGGCGCCGGGACGTCCGAGGGTGCGCCATGCCCGCAGATCGGCGCTGGTGAGCTCGGGCTGGGGGACGCGCTCCGGCTCCACGCGACGATGGCCCCGACGCGACTCCAGGCTGACGACCTCCGCGCCCTCGCCGACCGGGCCGACGCGCTGGAGCAGGAGCGAGACCAGTGGCGGGACTCCGCGAAGTACGCCGTCCGCCAGGTCGAGAGAGTCCGAGCACTGGCGGACGGTACCGGGAGCGGATTCCCGTACGTCCAGGTGGCTGACCTTCGAGCCATCGTCGGGGGCACCCAGTGACCGCCCGGGACGCGCTCGCCCAGATCCGGGAGCGGGCCGATCGCGCTACCCCTGCCCCCTGGAAGATCTGGGGCATGTCAGTGGCGGCTGACCCAGTGGGCAACTCGAACGTCGACGACTGCATCGACGTCGCTCACACCGTGATGCTCGACGAGCATGGCAAGCCGCGCACCTTCGACGCGCAGTTCATCGCCCACGCCCGCACCGACGTGCCCGCGCTCGTGGGGGCGCTGGAGGCGGTGCTGGCTATCCACCAGCCCGAGTGGACCGGCCCGGACGTGCTGCACAGCAGCGGCTACTACCGGTGCAGTGCCGACCACTGGACGCTCGACGACCAGACACCGTCCTGCCCGACCGTGGCCGCCATCGAGACCGCACTGGAGGGGCGATGAGCCCCGAGGAGATGATCCAGGCGGGCATCCAGGCCATGGGCAAGGCCGGGAAGAGCCTGAGCTACACGGCTGCCGCGCAGACCGCGATGGCATGGGCGGCGCTGGCTGAGGCGAGCGTGCTGGTGCGGAACTCGCGGCAGGAGGAGTGGTGAGCACCTGGCTCTACCTGGAGTGCCGATCCCACGATCCGGTGTTGACCTCGGACGCCGAGGTTGGCCAGCACACGTATGACCTGCCCGACATCCGGAAGCGCCTCGCGGACCGCGATCGGCTCGTCCAGCTCGTCGCCCAGATGGAGGCGGCCGACCTCGACCCCTACGCCGTCGCCGATCGCTACTACGTCAACACGCTGTCGTTCATCGCGCGTCACCCGAAGTGCGACATCGGGGTCCGGGACGAGTACGGGAACGACCACCCACTGACCGAGGAGGACGCATGAGCACGACAACGAGAGCCCTGCTGGCCCTGACCACCGCGGTTCTGATCCTGCTCGCAGGGACCACCCCGGCGACCGCCGCCGACTCGATCGGCTGCGGTGACGGGAAGACGTACGGCTGGGTCACCGCCCCGTTCAACGGCCTGCCCGTCGGGTCGCGGCACTGCAGGCAGATGACCCAAGGCGATCTGAGCGGCCAGTACGCCTTCTGGTTCAAGTCCCACGTGAACGGCGCGTGGATCCCGACGAGCAACAACAAGCCGAACTTCGGCGGCGCCCCCGGTTCCGCAGGCCGCGCGCACGCTGAGGCGGCATGGGCACTCGGCAAGCGGTGGGGCGTGAAGGTCAACTTCACCAAGTACGTCGGCAACCACGACCGCAAGGGCTGGATCCGCCGCGACGGGTCCTACGGCTTCCACGGCGCCTACTACCCGGCGCCCACCCACCCAGGACGGGGCCTGATCGAGATCTCCGCCGGCGGCAGCCCGCTCGGTTACGCCGACACGGTCCGCGGCAACGCGTACATGCGGCAGGCGATCCTCAACGTCGTACGCCACGAGATAGCGCACGCCCGCATCGAGCACTGGTGCGGCACATGGAAGCCGCCGATCGTCCGTGACCGGGCCGAGAACGTGACCGACGCCTACGCCGTGACGTTCCTCCGCAAGACGAACTCGCACTACAGCTACACGGCAACCGACGTGCGCAAGGCGCGCGCGATCGCGGGAGGCAACTGTGGATAACTTGACCGCTTTGCGAGCGCGCGATGACCTGCTGGCTGTGGCTGCGTCCTGGCCCGCGCTCCATGCCCGCCTACGCCCCTCAGGAGGCAGCGGCGACCGCGTGACGGGCACCGCTGAACCCCGGCTGCCGATCGACGTCGGGGTGAGCGACACCATGCGGCAGATCGAGGACAAGTTGCGCTTCTACGCCCGGGTGCTGCTTGAGGAGACCGACGACTGGGCGCCGACGACCTCGACCATGCCAGGGCTGATGGACCAAGTGGCGCGGCGGTACGGGCACTTCACCAGCCGGTCGGGCGAGCGCATGGCCCTGGACTTCTGCGACGACGCCCACGAGATGCGTCGCATGGTGTCGGGCACCCTGGCCCAGCACCTGCCCCCGCATTGGCAAGGGCCCTGTCCGGCCGACGAGTGCCCCGGGGAGATCTACCAGCGCGACGGGATGACGGATGCAGTGTGCCGGGTGTGCGGGCGGGTGGTGGGGCCGGCCGAGTGGCGGGCGATCATGCGGGTGGCGTTCGACGAGCGGCTGATGACGCGGTCGGAGATGGTCTCGGCGCTGCACGTCGTCAAGCGGACCGTGAAGCCCAACACGCTGGACCGGTGGGTGCAGCGCGGGCGGATCGTGCCCGTGGTCGTCGACCCGGACCTGTTCCGATTTGCAGATGCGTACGAGCTCGCCGAGCGGTACGACCTGACGAAAGACGAGAGGATGATGAGCGCATGAGTCATGAACTGCCCGAGGGTGCCGTCGAGATCACCCCTGAGGAATGGCTCGAACTCACCGCCCGGCAGCAGGTGAAGGCCGAACGGCACTGGAACCGGCGTCGAGACTGGATGGCAGGCGCGATCGGCACGCTCGTCGGCGGCGTGCTCGGGGCTGGCGTCGGCGCGATCGTGAGGGCACTCGCATGAGGCATCGAACCGTAAGCGAGGCGAACCGTAAGCGTTCGTGCGCGCTGCTGGAAGTGCTCGGGTACGACCCGGGCGTCGTGCGGGACACGCGCGGTGACGGCCTGCTCGACTGGGACGGGGACACTCTCGAACTGGAGATTGCCGAGTTCGACGAGAACGGCAAGGTGAAGCGCGACGACTACGGCGAGGCTGTCACGCACACTGACCGGGTCAAGCCCACGCCGGAGCAGATGGCCACGTACCGCGCGACGCTGAACGGGGAGGACACGTGACCATCACCGAGTTCCTGACGGCGCGGCTCGACGAGGACGAGCACGACTGGCGCGTAGTGGGCGCGCGGCAGGTAGTAGACCTGCTGCATGGCAAACCCCTTGCCCGGTTGATGCTGGCCGACGTCGCGGCCAAGCGGGCGATCGTGGAACTGGCAGCCAAGGATCTGGCCGATGCCGACCGGGTGGCGACGGACCTGATCCAGCGATCGTTGCGTGCCCGTTGCCGTCGGGGGCGGGGCACCAGTACGTGGGGTCGAAGATGTGCCTGGTCATCGTGTTCCTGATGGTCACCCGCCGTGGGTGGTGGAAGCCGACCGGAGACGAGACGGACTGGACCACGACGGACGGGTGTCCCAGGTGCTGGGAGTACGGACCGTTCCCGTGGTGGCAGATGGTCAGCCGGCACTCGATGACGTCGACTCCCGAGCAGGCACGCGAACTGCACCAGGAATGGCATACCTTCGTGGCCGTTATGGCGAGGCCGTTCGTGCGGATGGTCGAGTGGGGCGGCCGGAAGATGAGGCGGCCATGAAGGCTCTCTGGCGCGCGATCGTGGCCCACTTCACGACACCCCGCTGCACGTACTGCGGGTGTCGGCGGGATCGCCCCGAGCGTGTCTGTCGTGGCTCCCACTCGATCTCGTTCTACCACGTATGGACCGAGGGCTGAGAGGCACAGCATACTGCGTGTCGCGTGCACGGCGCGCCCTTGTCCTGTAGCCTTCAGGCATCGTCGCAGTCCATGTCGATAGGCCCGGTCTCATCAATGAGGGCGGGCCTTCGTCGTACCCGGGGCAGTACGAGACCAGGGCACCCCCGGCATCGAGGGGGCTGACCGTGATACTGCCCCCCATGCGCAAGGCCTGCCGCTGCAAGAACAGGTACTGCGGTCATTGGCAAGCAGTGGTCGCTCACTGGGCGAACCTGGTAGCAGCAGGTGGCATCGACTGCTGGCGATGCGGTGAACCCATCGCGCCGGACGAGCCATTCGACGGCGGACACGACGACGAAGACCCGAACATCTGGCGCGGCCCTGAACACCGAGCCGAGAACCGCGCAACCTCGGGCCGCAAGCAGCGCACCATCCGCAGATGGACCCTGTGAGGCGACCATGAGGGCTGACAACGCTATCGGCATCGTGCTATCCGCATACGAGCTCTTCGCGCTCACCACGCGGCGAGCACCAACGCTCTCCACCATCCTGCGACAGCACCCCGTACTCGGTGCCGCGGCGGTCGAATGGTTCGCTGTGCACCTGCTGCGCTGAACCCCGGCGGATGGGGACGGCTGGCGGGGTGGGAGCGTCGAGTTTTTAGAGACGCGCCGAGCCAGAACAC